GGACATAGGTGATGTCGGGGGCACTGGCTTTAATATCTATGCTCACCATTTGGTATATGAATTCAGCTTGGTGTTGTCCTTCGATGGTTGCTTCAAACCAAGCACCGGTTGTTTTATCGAAGTGCCCCGTTCCATAGATACATTCGTAAATCTCGTGTAATCTCACGCTATCGCGTCTATTCGTCGAGTCGCGGCCATAGGCATCCTGTAGGGTCTTCAAAATATCATTTTTTACATCTTCAATGATCCTATCGGATAATACCTTTCCAACAATTTTGACGGAAAAAGAAATGTGTTCTACATCATGCCATTTGAAATTTCTGCACATCATGGGAACATCTGAAATAGCCTTCATTACATCTTCCCTAATCCCGGTTCGCGGAGCATACGCGGCTATCCAGATTTTATTGATATGTTCAACATTGTATCCCCACATCTTTTCAGCATCTTCCTCTCCCCATGCTTTTACAAATACAACTTCAGGAAAACGCCTTTTTAGGAAAAATCCATAATCATTATCCCATATAAGACGCTCATCGTAGACAGGCCAATAATGGAGGTTCCTACGCATTTCCTCTGTTGGTTCCATATCAGAACCGTCTTGGATTGTTTCGGATACTTCAATGGAAATAGAAGCTGGTTCGCCGTTAGGATATGTCAGCTCTTCAATGGGGTAGAGGGTTTGTCCTGATAAGAGAAAAACATCGCCGAGCGTCCGTGTCATCGTAATTTTGACGATTGCACCTTTAGGAGGGATACGCCCAAAAATCCCATTGCCAAAGCGGATACCGATTTGATCGGTATAGTGGTAAAATTCATCATAACAAGACGCATCGGCACCTACATTGAAGAAGCGCCGATTATATACCCAAAGTTCAAACTCTCCACGCCCGTTTTCGTCTACATGAACGGAAAAATCCATCACGGTTGGAGAGATGTCCCTTCCGAAGAGTATTTCGTAAAAGGGCTTTTCTTCCGTAATTTCATGTGTAATTTCTTCTTTCCATGATTGTGTAAATGCTGCTTCTACTGTTGAATGAGCTGGAATGACGGTAGTTTCATTAAGACAATATTGGTTTTGTCCATCTGACATAAATTCCATACCACGCAATAGTGTTATGGAAAAACCGCCTTGGTTTATGATATTGGCCTTACCACGCCCGGGAGTTGGTTTTCGCGGTATATATTCGCGATCCTCACCATGCGCCAATATGGAAGAACGATTGATTGCAGTATCCAGAAAACCTTCCTGATGTGCTCGTTCAACCTTGTATGAAGCATCTTCGATGCTCCAACCAAGCATGATGGCGAGATGTTGAACGAATTGGGAACCTTTAAGGGATTTCCAAGGCTCCATGGCACCAATCAGGGATTTAAACTTTTCAATAACAATTTGACTTAAAATCATATAGTTACCGCATCATAAAGTTTACCAGTACATCTCCATACTGGTGTATAATGTAGATTTTGAGTAAATCAATATCTTCAATGGCCGTTTCTATTCCTATGAGTTGAATATCTTCTATATCAATTGGAAGTTTATAGGAAATTGCCATTTCTATTTGAATACTGATGTCATTTCCTAATGGATCATGTTTGAATGCAGAGATATTTTGACCCCATGAAGGATTATGTGCCATTGTCCCCTCTGGAGTCTCAAACCATTCTCTTATGCGTTCATTCATTGCCTCTACATTAGAAAATTTTTCTATATCCTGTTGTGGTGCGGAACGAAGATGTCTCTGTGCATCAAATATGGATTCTGCCATTATTACACCCGATCATGAGCCATATTATAGACGTAAGGATCATCATAATCCATGCGTATTTCTTGATTGTTCCGTTTTTCTTCACCGTTGGAGGATTTCTGGGCCATCCCTTGCAACGTGCTTGTGAACTGCGCAAACATCCCCTTCATTTCCTTGAGGAGCAGGTGCATGTCATCGTTGGCCTGTACAGAGGGCTGTTTCTCTCGTATTTCTCTGATAGATTCAGTTTCTTTTCGGTTAGGTTCTGGTTGGAGAGCTGGTTGAACTGGCCGAGCTTCAGATGAATGCACGATGTTGGAGAGTGGGCTTGCCTCTTGAAGTCTCGTTTCAGGGGTGGCTGGCTTGAATCCTTCCAACATGGAAGCGTCTGCTAGCCGGGTGACGTCCGTGCCATACAGGTTGGCCTTCCCCCCCCACTGCTTATACCATTCTTCGTAAGGTGTAGCGTGAACGCCGCGCTTGGAAGATGATTCGCTGACCATCATTTGTCCGGTTTCTGGATCACGGAATGTCTGGACAATATGGTCAATGCCCTTGTACCGGCCTGCGTCCCACCCGTGTTCACCGGTATCCATGCCGATCATCATTCCTTCGCGGATTTTGTCCGGAGTGAGTTCCGCATTGGAAAGCTGTTCGCCTGTGGCCTCACTTACGGCTTGGATGATGCCCGCGGCCCCGCCAGTAGACCCTTTTTTAAGAACCTGCCGGGCTTCAGCGCTGAAAACATCCTTGCCGACAACTGCATTGATGTTGTCCATGAGTGCTGTGTTTTGCTCGGCAATCCATCCGGAGCAGTCAACGGCACCGGTTTGGGAGTTCTTGCCTCCAAAACCGTAAGTGACACCCCTGTCAACGGCATCTTGAGTGCTCGCCATAATGGATACAGAGGCGGCTGTTGCCAGCTTCTGGCCCACTTCTGTAGCTGGCTGCGCAAAGGATGTTGCTATTCCCGCGTCACCTTTCTCTGTCGCCAGCATCGCAAGAGCGTTTTGGAGCTCCCCCTGCATTCGCTTTTGCCCGGATGCACGCATTTGAGGCGTCGAAAAGCGTGTGGAGCGGTCGGCGTACACAGCTTTGATAAAGTCCTCTTCGGACATTCCGTCTTTCCAATTGCCGTTGAAAATATCTCCTGTACGATTTCTGTGTTGAACCGCCGTGGACCAGAGAACGTCTTGTAGTGCTCTTGAGCCTTTGACTTTATTGCGCAGTTCTTCGCTTTTGATTGATGCAAACGCGGGATCAAAATGTGAGGTCTTGATGAACTCATGCTCAAGGTTTCCCATTTTCCCTTCTGCGACGAGGGATTTCCATTCATCGACAAAACGGCCGGTTTTACCTCCCGTGTCCGCAGGTCCGGCGGCAGATAACCGATTGTAGATTTCCGGGTTCTTGTCTTTGACGAAGTTCAGGAACTCCTGCATTGTCCCGGCCTTGCCGGAGAGTTGGTATTTCCCGTATGATGTTCCCCCTTTGGCGTCCCAACCGATGGCGGAGCTGCCATGAGTACCGCTCTCATATTTTGCAGAGAGGGCGCCAAGACCCTGAGATGACATTTCTCGGGTCTGTTGAAAGGCATATGCTGATGGGCCTTGGGTTCTGGCAACTGTTTTATTTCCTATCCCTGCAAGAGTGCTACGGAACTTATCGAAAACGGAGCTGATACCAGAGAGGACCCCTGTTGTGGCGGGAAAGGCCGCATCACTTTGCTTGGCCTTTTCAGTCTCCGATGAAATCGTGTCTTTGAGCTCGCCCATCACAGTGGTGAGCTTATTGAACATCCCCGACATATCGTCACTTGGATCAGCAATGACGGAATCAACTCCCAGTTCATCTCTTTGGCTATCTTTGTCGGTGATGGCGACAGAGGTTTGCTTGTCAGCAGAGAGGGCGGGAGCCGTGATACCGGTTGGTGTTGCAGCCGGTAGATGTATTTCCGCAACGGATTGCGCATCATCGCCTTTACGCGGCTCTGAATCGGGGAGTGCACCGGGGCGTTGTGGATCCGCAGCGCGCTCGGCGCCACTGTGGGAGGCTTCTGTAATGGCACGGGTGACGGGAATCGCTACCGCAATCTTTCCGGAAGGATCAGCGGAATTGGCGGATTTTCTTTTTTCAGAGAGCACAGGCGTAATCTGCTTGGGCTGCTCAACCTCTTGCACCGACTGGGTAACGCCTTTCTCTTCGTCGTCTGCCTCTCCGAATCCGAAGAAATTTTTGGTGGAGTTCCATAGACCGGATGCGCCATCGGAAACGTTGGCGACGACTTCAACGGTTTTTTCTTTTGTAGCGTCCCAAGCGTCCGTTGCCTTGTCGACTACTGTGGCAACCGCCTGACTGGTTGTTTCCTTTGCGGAATCCCACAGCCCGGCCGCCTTTTCTTGGATGGAAGCGAGAGTATCGCTGACTGTCGCTTTGGCACTGTCCAGTAAGCCGCTGGCGGATGACACGGCATCAGAGACAGCGGTGGAAACAGTCTGTGATGCCTCAGTCCAAAGCCCCGCGGCTTTTTGCGATAGGGTATCGGCCATCTGGCCGAGGCCTTTCCCTATATCCGTAGCTATGGCTGTGGCGGACTCTTTGAGTGATGAGGCCACTTCGCCTGCAGATGTCGTGGCGTCATAGAGGGTTCTGGCAATGTCCCCCGTGTTGATGTCGAATCCAAAGAGGGATGCGCCACCAGAGAGCAATCCGCCCATATCCAGCACATTGGCGGCCGCCATGCTTGCTTTCTGTCCAGTGGTGGCCTCCTGGCCTTCTTGGAGGCCGAAGGCGGCGCGTTGTCCCTCGGTATCAGACCAACCGTCAAAGCCGTCTTTAACGGCAAGCCCGGCCGCCAATAGTTGGCCAGCTATTGGGATGGCCCTGGCGCCGCCGAGGAGAGCCTTCCCTCCCAGTTTGAATATTCCCCCGCCCAGTGCAGTGGCGGGTTTCGCAATGGCTGTAGCTCCGGACGCGGCCTTTCCAAGTCCTCGGCTGGCACGGGCCAAAAGTCCCCCACCAGCTTCCGCTACGGGGCGGGCAACCGTGGTTGCAGTCTTTCCTCCTTTGCCAATTCCCAAACCTCCGGCAAGGAGTCCTCCTGTGGCCATGGCCCCGCCAGCAATCTTTTTCCCCCCCTTGGCCAGTGTCTGCCCCGCGCGGCGGAAGAGGCCGGGGTTCTTGGCTGCAACACGGGGGCCGCGGCCTTTCACTGTAACCCGGTTGCCTCGCTTCAGCCTGAGCAAGTCGCCGGCGGAGTCGAGCAGGCTATCTCCTCCGATGCTGCGGATGGCACTGACCAGCTCTTCGTGGCGGACTTCTTCGTTTTTGGCTTCTCGAATATCAAGCCGGAGAGACTGCTCCGCGATTTCCGCCTGTTTCTCCTCAGCATCTGAGGCGTCAGGTTTTTGAGAGAGGGCGTTTTTCTGTTTTTTCTTGAAGCGTCCTCTATCATCACGTGTATTCTCATGCTCGGCAAATGCCGTTGCTGGATCGCCTCCCGCCCACTTCATGAGTCGGCTGCGTAAAGCATCCTTTTTTTCACCCACCCACGCATTGGCGGCGGTGACTCCGGTTTTGTCGGCAACGGTTTTTTTGAGGGTGCCCAGAAGTGAATTTTCATCTTCGCCAAACCTCTCGACGACTTCTTTGATTTCCTGGACGGCCCCCCACACGGGTCCGGCTACCGCTACCCCGGCGGCATCTTCTATTTCCGTATGCTCACCAGAGAGGGAGCCATCCCAAGTAGCAAGATTCTTCCTGAAAGCGTCAACAAGGGAATGGGATGTGGATTTTGCGAGTTCTTCCTGCCGTTTTGTTTCCAGCGCCTCCTGGGATTTTGTTTGAACCGGTGTCGCCATGCCATCCGAAGTATCCGCAGGTGGGGAGGGCGGACTTGCTACACGAGGTCCGGGCCCCATGGGAAGGGCGACTTGGGAAACCGCACGGGACGGCTTTTGGGAGGCAGTCGTTTCCTTTTTTTGGGGTGAGGAGTCATGGGGAAGAGGGCGCGGTGTTTCATCTTTGAAATGCCTTGCCGGGCGGCTTGATTCGCGCGCAACCGCCGTGGAAACTTTTTCTCTAGGGGAGGGGGGTGTTTTCCCCCCCTTCCTAGGATTTTCTGTTTTACGCGCACCGATAGAGTCCCCAACAAGCCTTTGGGGGGCTTTTTCAGGAGAGGGCTTTTGTGCCCCTTGTTGAACACCGCGTGGATGTGAAGCCTCTTCCCATCCACCGCGTGTATTCAGCTCGATTTGATCAAGCCTGTCCGCGATATACTCTAGGAGCGAAATGAACGCATCCTGTTCTGGGGTTTCTCCCTCTTCCGAAATCTCAGAAAACAAGGAGAGAAAGCGTTCGTCCTGTTGTATCATGCTGGTCTACCTGGTTTTGCGCGATGCCATTTTGTGCTTGCGTACGGCGGCATTATGACCCGCGAAGCGGGGCACATCAACAAAGAACCTAGATTCTGGCCGTCATATAAACACAAGTTTTCAAGGATAATATCCCAACTTTTGCGGCTATATGTGGGGAATGAAGTTGAAAGGCCGAAAGTGGTAGAGGAGGGAGACACCTTCCTGCGATTTTCCTTCCGGGCAGTAGATCTTGGGGGTTTGCAGCATTACTTTTCCGTCCCTGTAAACGGTAGGGAGGCCATGCCGCATAGAGGAGAGAGCGCCGTCAACCTTTTCAGCGAACTCTGTAAACTCACGTGACGACATGCCGAGAACGTATCTCTTGATGCTTTCCCGGCGCTCTATTTCAGAGGCCCCTTCCTTGAGGTGGGGGATATCAATACAGAAGAGAATGCGATTAAGGGCAAGGTTCGCTTTTGCGCGCCGCTGTTCTTTGGGAGAACTGGATTCATCAATGATGAGCCGCTGCTTTTCGAGCGTTTCAATATCACGCCCAAGCAGAGGGTGGACCAGAACGGCATGGCCTTCATGGATTACGTCGCGGAAGGGCTTGCCTTCAAGTGGGGTGTACTCAGCCAATATGTCAGCATATTTCACGGAAACAGCATGTTCTTTCTGACATGCCGTGCAGAAGTAAGCCATTGGCATCGAGTCGTATTCTTCCGTGTGCAACCTGTACATGAAGAGGGCATGGCGGCGATCCTGTGCTGTCCAACAGCGTGGATCGGTGTACTTTTCTGGTGCCTGCATCCTGTCGAGGAAAACAGTCGTCGCTTCTTCCTCAAAGGCGGGATCGAGTTCCGAGAAATCGATGGCGTCTTCAACAGTGGCTTCACGAAGCCGAACGGTTATTTCTGGGTTCGATGAAAGTGTAAAATCAGGAAGAAATCCCATATATCAATTCCTCATTATCTTGGTTCTGGTGAGAATTGGATAAAAGTGACGGGGAATTCTGTGAAGTCTCCGTTCTCTCTTGACTGTGAAACGTCACCGCGAGTCGTTGGGTACATTTCCCATTCTTCGGAAAGACGTTCATCCTTATCTGTCACAATGTATTTCTTTACTTTCTTGACATATCCAAGTGGCCCATATGGAAGTCCAACCGTACCATCTTTATGCACTGCCTTTTCTATCCAAGAATCAATGAAGTGTTGTATTGTGCCAGATTCATCATCCCTCACAGTCATGGATAGCTTTACAAGTTCGATCCCTATAGGCCATGCCATAGAGAGCCCGCCGTAGGAATCGTTTTCTGTAACAGCTTCAATCGTTGAGTAACTGATATCCTTGACATAGAGGTCAAATTCATGTGGCTCTCCCTCAAGTTCTATTCGGAATTGCCATTGCTTCTGAAAGTCTTTACGGACAAGCTGGCGGGTTATCATCCTTAGCTTGTTGAAATCTTCAGCATTCTGAACAGATGTCGAAATTCCCCGTAGTCCCGTGTAGCCGCCGGTCAGATTGCTGACGATACTGTTGATGTTGTTGATTCCGTTGAACATGGGCGGCCTCAGTAGACGCATATGGGAGGAAGCATGGCCTTGGAATCCTCCATTTGCATCTCGATTTCCGCCACCCGCGCCCGGATATCCTGAATTGACGGAAATTCGGAAGAAGAGAGTCCCGTTGAGCTGGCAGCCATCCGCGCCCGTTCAGTATTGGGAATGGAGATCAGGGCTTCGAGGTGGTCCATGACGAGAGAAATGCAGCTTGTGGGGAGATCTCTTTCCATGTCCCAGTCCCGTAGGCTGATGAGGTAATACAGAGAGTAGGGCGATACGTTTCGGGAGTCAGTGTCGAGGAGAATTTCATTGGTTTCCCTGTTGAGGCGTGACGGGACGTACCGCCATTTCGCGTCATGGACCATGGCCGTGCGCCAGTAATCGGGAGGCAATGGAATGGTCGCGCTTTCTGCACTCACCGAGAAAATGATGCCAGCTTTTTCCTGAAACTTTCCAAGAGATTGCCGGAGGAGTGCTGTAAGGGCAGATTCATCGGAATGGAAAAGGATGATGAATCTGCCCTTAACCTCCTCAAGAAGCTGTTGAGGAGTCATTATGGCTACCCGATTGAAAGGGTGGGGTACTGATCCGTATCGCAGTAGGATATCCAGTTCGCATGGATCGTACCGGAGGGGCGAACGAGGGTAGCGTCTTCAACAGAGAGATCGACGCCTTCAAGCTCGATCCAGCAATCTTCAAACACAAGAGAAGTATTGTTGTTTGAGGTGGGGAAGGATTCCCCGACGAGGGCCAGTTTGACGGTATAGTATTTCTTTCCCCTGAGCTGTGCCCGCAGGAATTCATAGATTTTGCCGGTAATGACTTCCTTGAAAGAAATCGGCACTTCCTGAGCGTTTTTGTAGCGCCCTTGCTGGACGAACTGGACACCGTTGGGGCCAAAGGACTCAATGGGTTCGCGTGCGAGGGCGGGCAATTGTGTGCTTTGGACGAGGTAGCTGATGTCGCTGTAACCTTCAAAAGTCATCCTGAACTCGTCGGAAGCGACCCCTTCGCCAAGTGCAAGGACTTTTCTGTATCCAGTTCGAATTTTTTGGATATTCCCTTGAGAACCTATGATATTTGCCATGGCGTATCCTAAAAAGCGGCTTTGAAGCCATACCCCTTTCGGAGCATGTCTTTGGTGATCATCGTCAATGTGGTGAACTGCACATTCACCGTGCATCGCACGAAATTTCCTTGAGAATCTACCTCTTTATCGTAGGGGATAGAGATGGAGTCGATACAGAGATCCCGATAAATGACCTTTGTTCCGATGTTCAAATTGACGGCCGCGGCGATTTTGCCCCCAATGGAGCCGCCGCCGTCAATGCTTACGTCCGGGGAAATCATCCATTCGAGCGCGGCGAGTGGCTTCATCACTTCCTGATTTGCATCCCGCAGCGCATAGAGTTTCAGTTCAAGGTTGAACTGCGTCGGGCGGTTACCATCCCATACCTGTTGCGTGTTGAACTGAGTGACGGAGGTA